ATGGATACCATTTAAGAATTCTAGGAGATTTAATCGGATACAAGTTTACTGAAGATAGAGCTCATTTAGAACTAGGAAAACAGTATTTTAAAAAGGAGAACTTAACTGAAAAGGAGTATAAACAAGCCAAACAGATTAACTTTAGTTCAATCTATGGACGAACTCCTCCTGAATACTCGCATACTGAATTTCTATCTAAATTAGATCGATATACAGAAGAAATTTGGAAAGAGTTTAAAACCAATGGATACATTAGAGACAACATTTCAAACAAGAAGTTTACAGACAAAATACCCGATCTCAATCCCAAGAAACTACTAAACTACACAATCCAGAGCCTTGAAACTTCAAACAACATCAATGTTCTTAAAGAAGTATTAAAAGTACTTAGAGATAAGAAATCTCTAATTAGCCTCTACACTTACGATTCTATAATTTTAGACTTTAGTACTAGAGATACTAATCTACTTAACGATATAAAAAACATACTTGAACAAGACGGAAAATTTCCGGTTAATATTAAGAAAAGTAAAAACCTGTTCTTGTAATTACAACCATATTTATAATGAAACCACAAAGTTCTTTTCTAGGCTACGATTTTGAGACTTATTCAAAAAACCTTAATATGAGTAACAAGCTATTCTGTACGTTTACAGAGTATTCAGATTTAGAGAATACCGTACACGATATTAAAAAAAATTATAGAATCCTCTACGAAAAAATATTCATTTTAACTTATCAAGAAAATGGAGAGGATAGGTATGTATGTACTTATAATGTAGACTTAAATAACGTTTTGCATTTTTTAGATAATTCTATACTTGTTCATAGAAAAAAACATACAAATACTTTATATACTATAAATGCTTTAAACGAGTTAATAAAAGAACTAAATAAAGGTACTTTAGATAAAAGTTACAGTATAAGGTGGAAAGATTACAAAAACACGTTACTATTAACGAAAGGAAATAAATTACATAAATTTAGGACTTTTCTTCACGACATAGTTGAGATTTAGAATATAATTCTTTATCTTAAACAAACAACAAGACAACATTAATTAAGTTATAATAGATACATGGATTTATCCAAAATTAAGAGTAAACTATCTGAACTATCGGATGATAGAGGCAGGAAAGAAAAAGTTGATTATGAAAAAGTATTCTGGAGACCTTCCTTAGGGAAATCACAGGTTAGGATCGTACCTTCAGTATATACACCTGAATACCCTTTTACCGAACTTCTATTTCATTATAACGTAGGGAAGTATCCAATGATCGCACTTTCCAATTTCGGAAAACAAGATCCAATTGAAGAGTTCATTAAGGAACTTAAGAAGACTAACGACAGTGATAACTGGTCTTTAGCCGGTAAACTTACTCCTAGAGTTAGAACTTTTGCTCCGGTAGTTGTTAGAGGAGAAGAAGACCAAGGAGTTAGACTATGGGGATTTAGTAAGACTGTGTATCGATCTCTACTCTCACTAGCTGAAGACGAAGACATTGGAGACTATAGTGATCCGGTAACAGGATTTGACCTAGTTGTAGAACAGATAGAAAAAGATCCTTACAACGAAACCACAGTAAGAATCAAACCTAAACAAACACCACTATCCGAAGACGGAGACCAAGTAGAGAAGTGGTTAAAAGAACAACCCAACCCTAAAGAAGTATACACCCAGTACGATTACGACTTCATGAAGAAACAGCTGGCCGAGTACTTAGGTGAACCTACCGAGAATGAAACCGAAGGTAGTTCAGAATCCTCCAATATCGGTGAGGTGAAAGAGAGTACCTCTGAAGACTCCTTCACTCTAACAGACACTACAAAGGAGAAGGAACTAAGTAGATTTGACGAACTGTTTGGAAGTGATAAATAATGGCAAAAAAGAAAAGTACCAAAGCAAAAGCAAAAGCTAAAGTACAGGGTAAGTTCAGCTTAAATAAGTTTAAATCAAAGAAAGGCTTAGATAGTGCATCCGTAAAGTTTAAGAAACAAGAATGGATACCACTATCAAAAGCCTTTCAAGATGCTGTTTCAATCCCTGGTATTCCTACCGGACACATAATAATTTTACGTGGACATAGTGATACTGGAAAAACGACAGCTTTATTAGAAGGAGCTGTTGCAGCTCAGAAAGCCGGTACATTACCTGTATTTATAATTACTGAGATGAAGTGGTCCTGGGAACATGCCCGAGAGATGGGACTCAAATTCGAAGAAGTAGTAGATGAAGACACAGGAGAGATAACGGACTACGAAGGGTTCTTCCTTTACGTAGATAGAGGAACCATAAACACCATCGAAGATGTAGCCGGGTTTATTGCCGACCTTTTAGATGAACAAAGTAAAGGTAATCTACCTCACGACTTATGTTTCTTCTGGGACAGTATTGGATCCGTTCCTTGTGAACTTTCGGTTAGGTCTAACAAAAACAACAATGAGTGGAATGCAGGAGCAATGTCTACTCAGTTTAGTAATCATCTTAACCAAAAAATTCTCCTTTCTCGTAAGGAGGGATATCCATATACGAACACATTAGTAGCTGTTAATAAAGTCTGGACAATGAAACCAGAGTCTCCGATGGGAGCACCTAAGCTTCAAAATAAAGGAGGTATGTCAATGTGGTATGATGCTTCAGTTGTAGTTACTTTTGGAAATATAACAAACCCCGGTACAAGTAAGATACGGGCAGTTAAAGATGGAAAACAGGTTGAATTTGCCAAACGTTCAAACGTTCAGGTTGAAAAAAACCATGTTTCTGGTGTTACCACCAAAGGTAGAATCGCTATGACCCAGCACGGATTTATAGACGATACAAAAAAAGCAATTGACAAATACAAAAACGAACATAGGGATAAGTGGTTAGAAATCTTCGGTTCAAACGATTTTGATTTGATCGAAGAAGGAGATTTAGAAGAAGATCAATCTTTAATGCCGGATAAAAATGAAAAATGACGGGATTAAAAATCTTTTACATCACCTAAAAAATAAACCACAAAGGTCTAGAAACGACGAAGTCCTCCTAATAGATTCTATGAATATGTTTATTAGAGGATTTACGATGGTTAAGACCATGAACCAAAAAGGACAGCACACCGGAGGAATGATAGGGTTCCTTCGGTCCCTTGGGTTTATTATTCGAAAATTTAATCCAACTAGAGTTGTCTGTGTATTTGACGGTAAGGGAGGTTCTATAAACAGAAAAAACATAAACTCTGATTATAAAGCCAACCGAGGTACTCATCAGATTACAAATTGGGGTATGTATGATTCTATAAGTCAGGAGAAAGATGCTATGGCATCCCAAGTAGAGAGGCTATATGACTATTTAGAAGCTTTACCGGTAGACGTTATAACTTTAGAAAAAGTAGAAGCTGATGATATTATTTCTTACCTTGCACAAGGATTTGCTTATAAAAACAAAAGAGCAACGATTGTTTCATCTGATCAAGACTTTCTACAGATTATTAAACCAGGTATACAGGTTTATAGACCTACAGAGAAGAAGTTATATAATCATACTAATGTACAAAATAAAATAAAGGTACATCCTAAGAACTACTTAATAACTAAGGCCCTTTTGGGAGATAATTCAGATAATTTACCCGGAGTTAAAGGACTAGGACTGAAAACACTACTAAAAGAATTCCCAGAAGTTAAAAATGATCCTAATATTAATTTAGACTTTATTTTTGAAAAAGCAGAAAAAAAGTTGGACGGCAAAGTTATCTTTGCTAAAATTATAGACCAGTGGGATAAAGTAGAGCAAAACTATAAGTTAATGAATCTAGATACTCCTAGACTTTCTGATGACGAAAAGGAATTAATTATTAAGACTTTGAAAGAATCTTATCCTGAACTTCAGATTAATACCTTTACGTACTACTTAGAACAGGACGGTATTGACGGTATCACCAGGAACACTGATGGATGGTTAACAGAGTTTAAATACTTATCCCTATTTAACTAAAATTAATAAATTAAGAAGTTATATAAATGACATTAAAATCGTTATCTCAATATGGTAAAAGTTTTCAATTTAAAGTATTAGGAGCTCTGTTAACTGATAGAAAGTTCCTTCTTAACGTTAGAGAGCTAATAGACGATACATACTTTGATAGTGATGCACATAAGTGGATTATAACTGCTATTTTAGAGTACTTTGACGAGTACAACACAACAATTACTTTAGACGTTTTAAAACTAGAGTTAAAAAAGATAGAAAACGACGTACTTAAAGCAGCAGTAAGACAAGAACTTAAAAACTCATATGAATCTAGTAAGGATGATCTAGAATACGTCCAGGAAGAATTTACCTCTTTTTGTAAAAATCAAAAACTCAAAAGCGCATTACTAGAAAGTGCCGATCTTCTCAAAGAAGGTAATTACGAAGTTATTAGGTCTAGAATTGAAAATGCTTTAAAAGCCGGGTTAGATAAGGACATTGGACATAACTACAACAAAGATATTGAAACCAGGTATAGGAAGGATTATAGACCTACTATACCTACTCCTTGGCCGTTAATTAATGATAAGCTTCAAGGAGGATGGGGACCTGGAGACCTAGGAATTATATTTGGAAACCCAGGTGGGGGAAAATCATGGGTTATGGTATCCGTAGCCGCCCATGCAGCTAAAATGGGATACAACGTCAATTTCTACAGCCTTGAATTAGGTGAAGATTATGTAGGTAAAAGATTTGACTGTAACATTACCGGAAAAGGAATTGATGAAATAGGTAATCACAGAGACCTGGTAGAAAACGCCATGGATACTCTAAAAGGGAGGTTAATTATTAAAGAATACCCTCCCAAGAATGCAACCATTAATACCATTAAAGCACACGTTCAAAGAACTACAGAGTTGCACGGTAAACCTGACCTTATTATAATTGATTATTTAGATTACTTAAGACCACCGGCAAGAAAGTATAGTGAAAGAAAAGGAGAAATAGACGATGTTTTTATTGCAGCCAAAGGTTTGGCAAAAGAATTAAAAATTCCAATACTATCTCCATCCCAGGTTAATAGAATGGGGGCAAAAGATGATATTATTGAAGGAGATAAAGCTGCCGGCTCTTACGATAAAATGATGGTAGCTGATATCTGTTTCTCTTTATCTAGAAAGAAAGAAGATAAGGTACTAGGTACAGGCCGGCTCCATATTATGAAAAATAGATATGGGATGGACGGTCAAACCTTTGAGGTAGATATGGATACAAATACCGGTAGGGTACATATTCAATCTGAGGTTGACATGGACCTAGAAAGAGCTTCAGAAAAAGAATCGTTTTCACAGGTTAAAAGAAAGTTTTTTCAGCTTCAGACGTAAAACTGGTTAATATAAGCTAATCAGTATAAATAATAATACTTGCTTATACATAAATAAAATAAAACTAAAATGAGATCACCAAAAAAACCAAATGTTATAGTTTCACTTAGTGGCGGGCTAGACTCTTCCACCTTACTGTTAAGAGCTTTAGAGGAATATGATAACGTTATTGCAGTTTCTTTTGATTACGGTCAGAAACATAGAGTCGAACTTCAAAGAGCACAGGAACTTATCAACTATTTAAACCTTCTTAGTGATGTTCGAGAGAGGTTAACTTATCAAGTTATAAAGCTTGAAGGACTAACGTCTCTCCTTAACTCTCACCTTATAGAAGGGGGAGAAGATGTTCCTGAAGGACATTACGAACAGGACAATATGAAAGAAACAGTTGTTCCTAATCGTAATAAAATATTTTCTTCCATTACACAGGCAATTGCACTCTCACTAGCAAATAAGACACAAGATACCTGCGATATCGCTCTAGGAATTCACGCCGGAGATCACGCAATATATCCAGACTGTCGTCAAGAATTTAGAGATGCAGACTATAAAGCATTTTTAGAAGGGAATTGGAATTCTGAAGTAGTAGAATACTGGACTCCTTACTTAGAAGGAGATAAATTCACTATCCTACAAGATGGAGAAAAACTCTGTGAAAAACTAGGACTAGAGTTTAATGAAGTTTATAGAAGAACTAATACTTCTTATAAGCCATTTCCCTCTGGAAATAGTGATTATAAAAGTGCTTCTAGTGTTGAACGGATAGAAGCCTTTATAAAATTAGGCAGACCTGACCCAGTACAGTATGAAGATGAAACAGGTCCTGTAGATTGGGAAATAGCCAGGAATAATGCACAAAAGGTCCTTGATGGGTACCGGCCTCCCACATCTCCTGGTGTACCTCTTTCATCTTAGAAAGTAACAGTGGCCTACTGGTTTTATGTAGGCTACTTTTTAACAGAAATATAGTATGAAACAAAATAAGACTCTAACTACCATCCTAAATAAAATGTTTAAAATAGCAGGATATAATAAGACTATAGAGGATGTTGTTAATGAACAGGACGAATACTGGTATACTAACCATACCATGACTGAAGAACAAGAAGAGCAGTGGCTGGATTGGTCACAGAACTACTTAATTTCCGAATTAAGCTGGAGTAAACAAAAGGCTGAAAAAGAGATGCAGTGGGTAAACTTAACCTACGGATTACGGATAATTAAACAATAAGGACAACAATAACAAAACATAATTTTGAACTATGAAAGAAATTCTTTATTTTAGTGCTAGTTGGTGCCAACCTTGTAGAACTTTTGGACCAGTAATGAATGAACTTTCGTTAGAAGGTATAAACATTAGAAAAATAGACGTAGATAACAGCCCTGAAATAACCCGTAAATATAACATACGATCTGTACCTACTTGCGTGTTTGTAAAAAACGGAAAAACTGTAAAATCTATTTCAGGAGCAGTTCCTAAACAGCAAATACAACAAACTTATAAAGGAATTTAAAATGTGGGAAATAGCAAAAAGAATAGATTTCTGTTACGGACATAGAGTATGGAGTCAGGTACTTGATAGGGAGTATAGTGTAAATGATGCCTGTGCCTGTCGACACCTACATGGACACCAGGGACACCTCCATATACATTTAAAGGGAGAGTCTTTAGAGGGAGGGATGGTAACAGACTTCAAACATACAAACTGGTTGAAAAAGTTTGTTGATCAATATTTAGATCATAGAATGATTATTGATATAAATGATCCTAGTTTCGATTTTATCACTAATGTTGATAAAAAACACTTAGAAGAAGTTTATGCCCATACTTCCAACAAAGTCATAAAAACTAAAGAACCGGTATTAAAAGTATTCAGACTAGATAACAAAAACATAAAAAACTACACATACCCCCAGCTTGAAGTTATAGATGGATTCACAGTAGTAGACTTTATACCCACGTCTGAAAACTTAGCCAAATGGATTTATGAGTTTTCTTCAGAAATTATGTCACATATAAATGTGGAAGTTTCTAAGGTAACATTGTTTGAAACTCCTAAATCTCAAGCTACCTTTAGCAGTTAACTAATTAAGAGTAAACAACTTTAACTAAATAACTTATATGTCAGGATTAAAACCTAACGAAAACAATCTACTCATCTCTAGTGACTTTTTTTCAGTTCAAGGAGAAGGAATATCGACAGGGATACCTTCCTACTTTGTAAGACTATCTCTATGTAACCTGAGCTGTGGAGTTTCTAATAAGATGATGAGAGAGGTAAGAAAGAAAGGTACAGACGCTTTGGAGGACGGTGAGATATTCGAAGGCGATCTACATAAAGAAGGTAAAGCTACCTGGACCTGTGATAGTATCTCTCAATGGGCTATTAGGGGAAAAAACCAATCTTTTGAATACCTGGTTAATAGATGGAAAGAACAAGGAATTTATGAAAGAATTGTGGATGGTAGCATTCATATTATCTGGACCGGTGGTGAGCCTACGATGAAAATTCACCAAAAAAGTATTCTTAACTTTACTAAGTGGGCTATTGAAAACGGACATGTGGAAGGAAAGATTCATAAAGACGGGCGATGGAAAGACGGAGAATTTATACAAGAAGAGACTCTAGTAACAGGTAGAAAAAGCCCGTACTACGAAATTGAAACAAACGGAACACTAATGTTTCAAGAACCTTTCTTCCAGATTATAGATCAGATAAACTGTTCTCCTAAACTGTCTAACTCCGGTATGTCTGAAAAACGTAGAATTAACCCTGATGCAATTAAACAGATAATGACTCATGATAATTATCAGTTTAAATTTGTAGTATCTACAGAGGACGACATAAAGGAAGTATATAGAGATTTTGTTGCACCTTTTAACATGCCTGGAGATAAAGTTGTCTGTATGCCTGGGCTAGACAAACAAGAAGACTTTCATGAGAGAACTAGATTTGTTCTTGAAATGGCTATGAAGTATGGTTTTAGAGGGCTTACAAGACTTCATATCTCCGGATGGGATCAAGTACTCAACAAGTAAACACTTAACGTCTAGTAAAAACAAGGAGGTCTAATGACAACAAGTTACATTTCACAGGATGGTTATGATCTATGTGTTATCTGTAAAGAGAAAACACCTTATACCGTAGAAACACACATAGATGCTCGAACCGGGTATATTGAAGGAGTCGGACAAGTATGTCTCCAATGTTTAAGGAGGACTAATGACTAGATCTACAAGAGAAGAGTATAACCTTCTCCTAAAATCCGGAATGTTTTGGGAATTTTACCCGGAATTAACAGGAGTGTGGGAACAGGACAAAGAAGAGTGGATTTCTAGTCAAGAATCTCTTAAATTATTCAGACAAAAACTAGCAAATAAGAACGGTGTCGAAGAACCA